TTAGATTTAGAAGGTTTTGAAGATAAAGATCAAGATGGTGAGCCCACAGGTATTAAACTTCCTTACATTGTAACTCTTGAAGAAGGATCTAAAGAAGTTTTATCAGTTAAAAGAAATTGGGATGCTCTAGATGTTAAAAAAGAAAAGAAACAATATTTTGTTCACTTTAAATTTTTACCAGGTTTCGGTTTTTATGGGTTTGGTTTAATTCAAATGATTGGTGGTTTATCTAGAACTGCTACATCAGCATTAAGACAGTTATTAGATGCAGGAACACTATCTAATTTACCAGCAGGATTTAAACAAAGAGGAATTAGAATTAGAGATGATGCTCAATCTATTCAACCAGGTGAATGGAGAGATGTAGATGCCCCGAGTGGTAATTTAAGAGATTCTTTCATGACACTACCTTATAAAGAACCTTCTCAAACTTTACTTGCTCTTATGGGTGTTGTAGTTCAAGCAGGTCAGCGCTTTGCATCTACTACAGATTTAGCTGTTGGAGATGGAAATCAGGAAGCAGCAGTAGGAACGACCGTAGCTTTATTAGAAAGAGGAAGTAGAACGATGTCCGCAATTCACAAAAGAATTTATGCATCAATGAAACAAGAATTTAAATTATTAGCAAAAGTTTTTTCTTTATACTTACCCCCAGAATATCCTTATAATGTGGTTGGTGGAGAAAGAACAATTAAACAAACAGATTTTGATGATAGAGTAGATATCATTCCGGTTGCTGATCCAAATATATTTTCACAAACACAAAGAATATCTATTGCACAAACAGAATTACAATTAGCAATGTCTAATCCGCAAATACATAATATGTATGAAGTATATAGATCCATGTATGAAGCATTAGGTATAAAAGACATTGATAAAATTTTAAATAAACCACAACCACCACAACCAAAGGACCCTGCTTTAGAACATATTGCGGCTTTAGCAGGAGAACCATTTCAAGCTTTTCCAGGACAAGATCATAGAGCTCACATTACGTCACATTTAAGTTTTATGTCTACTAGTATGGCAAGAAATGCTCCACCACTAATGGCAGCATTAGAAAAAAATATTTTTGAACATATTTCAGTTATGTCACAAGAACAAACAGAAGTTGAATTTAGAAATGAGATGCAACAGTTACAACAAATGGGTCAACAGATACAACAAATGGGTCAACAGAATCCACAAATAGTACAACAAATGCAAATTCAAGCAAAAATGCTTGGAGAAAAAATTGAAGCTAGAAAAGCACAGTTAATTGCTGAAGCAATGGAAGAATTCTTAAAAGAAGAACAACAAATTACTTCAATGTTATCCACTGATCCTATTGCAATGTTAAGATCTAGAGAATTAGACCTTAGAGCACAAGAAAATTACAGAAAAGAAGTAGAAGGTAAGGACAGAATCAATCTTGATAAGATGAAAACGATGATGAATCAGTCAACTCAAGATGATAAACTTAAACAAAACGAAGATTTAGCTAAATTAAGAGCAAATACTTCAATAGAAAAGACAATTTTAGCTGCTAAATTAAAAGATCAGCAAAAATAAGTTTTAAAAACACAAAAAAAGGAGTATAAAATGGCTATGAAAAAACAAAATGAAAAATTAGCAAACGCAAAAAGAACTTTTACTAAAGATTCTAAAGCTAAAGTAGATGTTAACCACTCAAAATACACTGACGCACAAGGTTATCTTGTTGGTGGAGTAGATGTTGAGATGTCTAGCAACTCTGAATCTCAAACTCAAGAAGTTCAAGGCCAAGGAAGCATTCTTCCAGAAAAAAAAAGAACGGCAACTTGGTACTAAACCATGATTCAAATGTTAGGAGCTGTTGCACCTCTCGCAAAAATCTTATTTAGTACAATTGAAAAATCAGTTCCTGATAAAGATTTACAAGCAAAGTTAAAAGCAGACCTACAAACTCAATTACTACAATCTAATACACAAGAATTACAAGCTGCAGCAAAAATCATTGAAGCCGAAGCTAAAGCTGGATGGTTTGCATCGAGCTGGAGGCCCCTGTTAATGTATGTATTAATATTTATCTTAGTATGGAATTATGTATTAGGACCTGTTATATTATTCTTCTTTAAAGCTGTTATAACTATACAACTTCCAGGAGATGTATGGACCCTTTTACAAATAGGTCTAGGTGGTTATGTGGTTGGAAGAAGTGCAGAATCGGTGGCACGCACGATGGCGAATAGACCGGCAAACAAAGAACAAGAAAACGGATAGGATATAAAATGAGAAATGATTATAACATAAGACCAAGAGCAAAATTAAAAAAAGGTGGTAAAGCATTTCCAGATTTAACTGGTGATGGTAAAATTACTAAAGCAGATGTTTTAAAAGGTAGAGGTGTTTTTAAAAAAGGTGGAATGTCAAAAAAAGCCGATATGATTACTAAAAATATGTTTTCAAAGAAAAAAGGCAAAATGATGAAGGGCAAAAGATAATGGCTGGACTAGGTTGTCAAAAAAGAGGAGTTAAAATTGCTAGAGTAATGAAAGCTGAAGGAGGTGAGGCTGCTGAAGATATGTCAGCTATCCATGAAGAAGCAGAATCACCAAAAGAAGAAGCAAAAGAAACAAAACTTGAAAAAGAAGGCTATAAAGAAACTAAAGCTGGTAAAATGATAAAAGACACTGCTAAGGACGTTGCTAAAGGTTTTAAAGAAGGAGTAAAAAAACTTGTAAAATCTCCATTTGATGCTGCAGAAAAAATTGTAAATTCAAAAACATTTAAAGAATTACAAAAACAAGTTAGAGATGCAAATATTGGAAAATTTGACAAAGAAATTTTTTACAAAAAATTTGCTAAAGGTGGTCAAGCTAAAGTTTCTAAAGTTATGAGAGAGTTTGGAAAAGGTAAATTACATTCTGGTAAAAAAGGACCCGTTGTAAAATCTAGAAAACAAGCAATTGCAATAGCTCTTTCAGAAGCTGGAAAGTCAAAGAAAAAATAATGGCTAAACTTTGCCCAAGAGGAAAAGCAGCAGCAAAAGCAAAATTTGACGTGTACCCGAGCGCGTACGCGAACATGTACGCGAGTGCTGTTTGTTCTGGTAAAGTAGTTCCAGGTGGACGTAAAAAGAAAATGGGTGGAGGAAGCGTTTCACAACAAAGAAAAATGGTATCTAATTATAAACAAGGCGGTATTGCAAAAGGTTGTGGCGCTGTATTAGAAAATAGAAGAAAAGTTACAAAAAAATATTAATATGAGTTTACGTAAATGGGTTGCTGAAAAATGGGTAGACATTGGAGCAAAACGTAAAGATGGTTCATATGCTCCTTGCGGAAGATCAAAAGGAGAGAAAAGAAAAGGATATCCAAAATGTGTACCTCTTGCTAAAGCCAGATCAATGTCAGAAGGTCAAAGACGTTCAGCGGTTGCAAGAAAAAGAGCAGCAGGAAATACTGGACCAAAACCAACTAATGTTGCAACATTTGCAAAAAGAAAAAAAATGAGTAATGGAGGATTAGTATAATGCCAAGAGGAACTTGTTGGAGAGGTTACGAACAAAAAGGTATGAAGAAAAAAGGAACTAAATTAGTTCCTAATTGTGTAGCAATTGGTAAAAAGAAAAAGAAAAAATAATGGGTGATATTTCATTAAGAGGACAAGGTAGAGCAATGTTAGCATCAGGTGGTACACCTGCATGGCAACGTAAAGAAGGTAAATCTGAATCCGGTGGTTTAAATAGAAAAGGTATTGCATCTTATAGAGCTGCTAATCCTGGTTCTAAATTATCAATGGCAGTAACAACTAAACCCAGTAAGTTGAAAAAGGGTTCAAAAGCTGCTAATAGAAGGAAGTCTTTTTGTGCTAGAATGTCTGGCATGAAGAAAAGATTGACCTCTGCAAAAACAGCAAGAGACCCTAACTCAAGAATTAATAAGTCACTTAGAAAGTGGAATTGTTAATATAACTAACAAAGGAGAAAGACTATGGACGCAGTAACATTTCTTACTAAACTACAAAAATTCATCAAAGAATCCTACCAAAACATTGGTGATTCTATGATATCTGGAGCAGTTGACAGTATGGAAAAATACAAGTATATGCAAGGACAGGCTAATGCCTACCAAACAATAATTCAGGAAATCTCTAACCTGCTAAATGAAAAGGAGCGAAAAGATGATAAAGGAAACGTTATCGACCTCGGAAAAGGAAGTCCCAAAGATAAATCTAGGTCTTGAAGAAAAATATAAAGAAGAAAATAAAATAGTTGAAGATAAAACTATTAGAGCAGAAAATGTTACTGAATCTTTAATTGATAGTTTACCAACACCAAGTGGTTGGAGATTATTAGTATTACCATTTACACCAAAAGATAAAACATCTGGTGGATTAATTATATCACAGGAATCTTTAGATAAAGCACGAATCGCAACAAACTG